AACTTTATATTGGAGAAAGAATGAATAAAGAAAAAAGAAATATCCAACCGCACGCTAATAAGGAAGTTAAACACCTTATGGTTTTACTTGATAAGTCTCAGGCTTCTGAATTTAAAAGAATGGTTCCTGAACTACAGGACACCTGGGTTAAGAAACAAATGTTTAGAACGGAAACCGAAATGCGTTTCTCGGTTCTGTCGGATAATAAACATGGAACCAATGCAGCTAAATACTGGCAGTCGGTTCGAGAACAGAATTCTCATTTTGAAAATTTGATGAATCTTTCTTTTGATTATCGAAAGAATGATGTCGAAATTGAAAAATTAGAACATAAAATTATAGACCCTAATGAAGATAAATTTGAAAAGAAACTAGCTAAGATTGAGCTTGAAGAAAAGCTTTATGCCCGCGCGAATATGGAGCTCGTGGCGAAAGCTCGAATGAAAGAAATTTCAACCTGGTCTAAACTCAAGAAAGAATTTAACGATGGAAAGTTTGATGATAGAGATGTTAACACCCATCAAGCCGAATCATACATGCATCGACTCGAACAACAGAAATTAACTTTAACTGCAGCTTCTTCTCAACCCGAAGTCTTTAATGTCTTGGGTCAATTGGAAACTTTAAAGCGGGTTAGAAAATCAGGAGAACTTCTACCTCAAGGCAAGAAGAAAAAACAAATAAAGAAATAAAATGAAACTCGAGATGAACTTTGAGTCTATATTTTTAGGTCAATCGATTATAAAATATCAGGTGCCCCTTGAAGTCTTTGTCGGACTTAATGAGCTTTACGAAACTCAAAAGAAACATTTACCCAACGCCAATAAACAACTCGCAGGAAAAATTCCCGATGAATTTTCCTTATTTTTTGCAGGACCTACTAGTAAGATAATGCATGCTCATAATTTTGTCCCTGAGGATATTTTAAAATGGTTCTATTCTATTTTTGATCATTATTTAAAATGGAATAAGACTGGGAAGTATGAGACAGATATTAATTCAATCTGGGTTAATGAAATGAAAGCAGGAGATTATAATCCTGTACACATTCATCAAGGAAAATTATGGACGGGTCTATCCTCGGTGATGATTCTTAAACTTCCCAAAGATATGGGTCCAGAGATCGCACGACCCGATCAACCGACGAATGGTCGACTTCAAATTATGGGAAATGCTTCAGGTCAATTTGTTAAAGCAGACTATTCTCCTCGAATGAAGATAGGAGATTTTTATATTTTTCCTTATGACGTACGACATGTCGTTTATCCTTTTACTAATAAAAAAGAAAAACGAAGAACTCTCGTTTGTAATTGTGATGTCTCCTATGATCTAGTTGCTTCAAGGACGGCCCAATGATATTTGAACCTAAATGGAAATCTTTAATGGCTAATACAGTAGGGCCTTTATTTACCCCTCAACAATGTCAAGACATTATTAATGTAGGCCATCAGCAAAAAGCTCAACAAGCCAAGATAGGACATAAAGATGGAAAAAAAGGGGGCCATGATACTAAAAAAAGAATTACGACTATCGGTTGGATTCCTTTCACAGCCATGCCGGACATGTATAAAATCATTGAAAAGAGTATGCTGCAAGCGAATGGAAATCATTTTGGATATGAAGGAATGCAGATTACTGAAGAAGCACAATTCACTGAATACCCTAAAGGGGGATTTTATGACTGGCATATGGATGCTGAAGTGATTTGTCGGTATGAGCCCCCCGTTCGAAAAATATCTATGACTATTTTACTTTCGAACCAATCTGAATTTGAAGGAGGAGACCTAGAGTTTATGAGTGAAGGCAATAAACCTCCTCAACTTATACAAGGACAAGCAATTTATTTTTGTAGTTTTCTTCGTCACCGTGTCGCTAAAGTAAAGAAGGGCGTTCGACGTTCGTTGGTGATGTGGTTTGGTGGACCGCCATTCAAATGAACCGAGAAATTTTATTCCCGACTCCTGTCTATTTTAAAATGGTCAAGGATCCTAAAAAAATGAATAAGTATTTATTTCCCCGGATCAAAGCCTGGAGTAAAAAAGATAAAACTGAAACAAAAACAAATGCAGGGGGAGGCTGGCACAGTCCCACTAACATGAATCTCAAAGACGAATATAAACCTTTGGTCGAGGAGCTCTTTGCTATGCAAGAGGAGATTTATAAAGATTACGGTATGGAACCAAAACCAGCTTTAGGGAATATGTGGGCGAACATTAATTATCCAGGGGCTTATAACAAACAACATATACATCCTAACTCTCAATGGTCGGGGGTTTATTATGTCAAGATTCCTAAGAATTCTGGTAGGTTATTCGTTGAAGATCCAAGACCCGGACCCAATATTATGTTGCCCCGACGAGTGGAAGGAATACCCAGAGCCTTATGGCGCGTGGTCATCTATCCAGCGATCGAAGGACAAATGACTATGTTTCCAGCATGGCTTACTCATGGTGTAGAAATAAATGAGTCTAAAGAAAAAGGAGAAAAAGGGTGGCGCGTGTCTGTTTCTTTTAATTTTATTCAGGTGAACAAATGATCCAAACTATTTATGCAGAAGTACCTAGAGAAAAGATTACTTATTTAGAACGTGCTGAATTTATGAATGGTCAGGAGCAATCCTTCCGGGATACCCTAACCGCTTCGATGTCCAAGCATGGATTTAGAGATCCAGTTTATTGTGTCTATAATCATAAGACCTGGGGAGATAAAATAAAAGTTATCGTTGGCAATAATAGAATGGTAGTAGCTAAAGAACTTGATATTAAAATCATCCCTGCGGTCATTACCAATTTTAAAGCCGATGAATCGCCTCTGGAAGGACGAGTTCTTAAGACGGAGGATGAGATCAGAGCCTTGTTTCATTTACCCAATCAAGTTGACATTAGACGAGATAAGAATGGGGACATTGATCAAGTGATGGCACCCAGTTTCATGGGAGAAGTTAGGGAAAGGTATGTTTAAAAAGAAATGATGTGGCCTACTTTAATTGTTGATAATTTTTTTGATGATCCTGACAAGATTATAAATTTTTCTAAACGACTTAATTATAAAAAAGATGAAGAGCATCGTTGGCCTGGGACTCGATCCCTTCCATTAGAACAAGTTGATAAAAATTTTTTTGCTTGGTCAACTAAAAAAATCATGATGTTATTATTCCCTATACATGTTGAACAGCTTAAATGGAAAGCTATTCAGCATTTTCAGAAGATTCCTTATAAAACGTATGGCAAAAGTGGTTGGATTCATCGTGATGACACCAATGAATTTACAGCAATTATTTATTTAAGTCATCACCCTAAGAGTGGTACATCTCTTTATAAACCAAAAGGTTTTAGTTCCGGAGCTCTTTATCTCGATAAGAAAAGAAAATTCTTTAAAGATCTTAAAGGCTCGTCCTCACACGAACAGTGGAGAAAGAAAGCTAATGATTCTTTTGAAAAGAGTGTAGATCTTCATTCTAACTTTAATAGGTTAGTCCTTTTTGATGGTCATCAATGGCACGCGGCTGAAAATCAAGGTACACAGAAAGAGGATCGTTTGACTTTAATTACTTTTTTTGGCACGGTAGCAGGAGAAGGAGGAGTCCTTCTTCGTTATCCTATTCCTATGATGAGGCGTCAATGACTTTTAAAACAAAAAAATATCAGGTGATTCGACAGGCTCTTTCAAAGGAACTTTCAAACTTTATCTTTAATTATATGATGCTACAGCGAGACGCTGTAGATTTTATGATGAAAGAGAATAAAGTGAATCCAGCTAATCCTTTTATTGGAACAAGAGAAGATAAACAAGTACCCGGAGCCTATTCTAAATATGGCGACTGGGTGATGGAAACACTTCTTCAATATATGCGCCCCATTATGAAAGCAAAAACAGGAATGGATTTGGTTCCGACGTATTCGTATACACGCATCTATGAAAAAGGAAATATTTTAAAACGACATAAGGATCGACCTAGCTGTGAGATCTCTACGACCCTACATTTAGGGGGAGATCCCTGGCCCATCTTTCTCGATCCATCAGGAGCTGACTTTGTCATTAATGAAGGTGCACAAACTATTAAACCCGGAGCTCCAAACGGACTACGGGTTGATTTAAAAGCTGGAGACATGTTGATTTATTCAGGCTGTGACCTCGAACACTGGCGTGAACCTTTTGAAGGCAACGTTTGTTCTCAGGTCTTTCTACATTATAATCATGCCAATGGTCCATTTGCTAGGACTAATTTATTTGATAAGCGCCCTATGTTGGGCATCCCTAAGTAGTTGATCTACACTAAAATCTAGTATATTTGTAATAGAAACGGAATTTTCTATGCTACAAAAAGTAAACTTTTTACCAGGATTCAATAAACAAGTTACTCCTACAGGTGCCGAAGGGCAATGGACAGGAGGAGATAACGTACGTTTTAGATACGGCACCCCTGAAAAAATAGGGGGCTGGGACCAGTTAGGGGAAGATAAATTAACGGGGGCCGCTAGAGCTCTTCATCACTGGGACGATAATGCAGGTATTAAATATGCTGCGATCGGAACCAACCGAATTTTATACGTCTATTCAGGTGGACAATATACGGACATTCATCCTCTTCGAACCACAATAACTGGTTGTAATTTTACCAGTACTACTTCAGACACTGCTGTCACTGTTACTTTTCCAAGTCCCCACGGGTTAGTGGATGATGACATTGTTAAATTTGATGCTGTCAGCGGCGTCACGGCAATTGGATCGACTTATACAGATGCTTCCTTTGAAGACATAAAATT